TTCTTCGTTTTTCTTCGTTTTTCTTAGTTCTATAAAAAACACCGATAAAAACCGATTATTTACATTCCAAACTAAAACCATGAAGTTTGAGCCAAACAGCAGAATTTTCCCAACCATCTAATTTTCTTGCAACAATAAGTTTGTGCATAGAAGCTTTAACTATTTTCATAGGTGGTATATAAACATCAGGATTATATTTCTTGGCAAATTTAATTAACTTAATTGGATTTCTAGTTATAATTGTGCTCTCTAATTCTTTTATATATTTTTCTTTATTCATTTACGCTACCTATCTCATTTAACCTATTTAAAATCATTTTTCCATCAAGTCCAGTAATAAAATAAAAATATTCAGACAAGAAAAATGAAATTACCTCATCAAGACTAACAAAACTACATTGACGAGAAAAAGAAATTTTTTTACCACAAATCAATCTGTTGTAATCTTCAATTGCTTGGTTTACCACCATTCGTATGAGGTCTAAGTATGGATCTTTACTTCGTAATTCTTTTTCATTGACCATTTTTACTCACCACCTCTTCTAAAAAAATTTCCACTCTTGGATTTACCCTGTCATATAGCACCCTTGAACCATCATGAGAAACAATAATCTTAGAATTATCATCAGCTATCACATGACCAGCTACAAGAATATCGCAGGTGGCCTCCAGGAGATTAACAAGATCAACCCTGTGTCTTGTAGGCATATAATAAAGGCACTTCAAGTTATATTTGCCATCAAGCTTTAATTTATACTTGCCAGTAATCTGCAATAAACACTCTTTCTCATACTTTTCATAAGCCTTAGAGGGCAAAATTCTGTGATAATTTCCGCACTTAACAATCCTGGAAGAATTTTTCTTGGTAATAGGTCTGCCATATAAAATTAAACGCACTCCTCTACCTCCTCGATATTTTTAAGGCTTGTAACAATTACAGAATTAGCCTTTGAATCCTCAAGCTCAACAAAATATTTGTATTTTCCCTCTTCAGCTCTCAAAATAACAGCACTTAAAAGCATAGGTCCATAATTTTCTTCACTCAAATTATTTAAACTAACACCTGTAAATTTCACAAAGCCAGAATTTTTTAAAATAATTTGAGCCCTTTTAATATCCATAAATCACCTCAAATCATACTTCTCATAAGCTTCTTCTCTTTTTTTGCGTGCTACATCCTCAAGTTCATCAGAAGAGTAAGACTCAGTAATTCCCTTGAAATTGTGAAAAGAATTTTTATTTTTAGTTTTATAAGTCTTGTAATCTCCCCTTGAAATTTTTAAAAGAAAATCATCACTAGCCTTGTTTAAATCTATATTTTCTCTAATCCATGTACTTTCTTTGATTTTTTCAAGAAATAAATTTAAATCATACTTCTCTGCGATTTTAGAGAGAGTTTGAAGAGTTATTTTGTGTTTTAAGATATTATTAAATAAAGCTAAGTTATTTTTTATATATAACTCTCTCTCTTTACTTTCCTTATCTTTTCTTTCCTTTTCTTTCCTTTGTGTACTTTTGCTTACAATAACCCTAGTTTCTGCAACATTAAC